CTTGTCGTCGAATCGAGAATTATAGTAGAGTTGAAGTCTGTCAAGGCGCTCAAGGATGAGCACCGAGTTCAGACGCGCATGTACATGCGTCTCATGGGGGTTCCCGAGGGTATGCTCATCAACTTCCCAAATGCAGGCAGTGGTGACCTTGAGGTTGAAGACGTTAACGGTTCGCGAGATAACGAGCTTGACTTATCGAGTATCCATTCTTGAGATAGTTTTTGATACTCTTGAACACCTTCGTCGGCTCTTTCTTCTTTTGTGGTTTAGCTTCCGTCGGTTTTCCGGTTAATAGAAACCTAAGCATTTAAAACATACAAACATTTTAAAGTCAAATGTTCACGCCTGAGATGAAACGCGCAACTATGACCGTTGTCAAGGATACTGAGAGTAAGATGTCGTACAGGATCATGTCCTTTTTTTATTACCTTGCGATCCGTGCGTGTGATGTCATCGATTGGTGGTTCCCGGTGAAGGAAGACCCAAAGACTGAATAGATCAGCATGTAGCGAACCATTGCCACCCGAGGTCGGCTGTGATTTTCTTCCATATAATGTCGTGTTTGTACAGTTTTTCCTTTGATTTGAGGAGAGGGAAACATGGGAGGTATTCATCCTCACCGAGGAGTTCACAAAACTTGTACAGGACGTAGCTGTAGCTCAAAAAGTTTTTACGGTTTTCAGGACAATGTTTCTCAAAAGGCTTTTGAATCTGCCCAAACATGAGTCTAAGTCGGTCTTCCAAGGCTTGAGGCATGGCTGGTGGTTTCACCCCGTTGAGAATCGTTGTGATGTACGGTGCGTGTTCGTAGTATTTATTCATGTGAATCTTCTTTAGCATTTCGCGCACCTTGCGGTGCGTCAGGTCTGACTTGTCTTTAATTCTCTGCTTTTTCACCTCGAGCTGCAATTGGTCAATGAGTTCTTGTGGTACACTCGTGTACTCTTTCGCCTGGAATTGATTGACCCATTCGTTAAAGTGATTTTCACGCCGGTACGAATAGACGACGTGGCGTTCCATTTCTTGCTCCTCTTTGAAACCCACCTCTTGACACTGCACGTAATCTGTCATTCCACATTTGAGACAAATCATATCACTCGTCATCTCATCGAGTGTATGGTCTATTGACCCACAGCCTTTGCATTTGGGCATGTACCCAGGGTTTTTCTTTTGCATCGGTGTGATGTGATTATCTTCTACGGTTGCCATGTACTTTTCGTAGACATCCTTCTTCTTTCCTCCGGCGGATTCAAACTCCATTATTAAAGGGATACATTCAGCCATGTAGTCATACATTTCCTGTTCAGCTGCCGAATCCCCTTTAGATATTCGTTTTTGAAACTCTGATAAACGTTCCTGATAGCGTCCTTCCATTCTAAATAATATATCGTTTTCTTTTAGTTAATGTGGATCCTAAATCTCATCGAACAGTGTCGACCCAAGAATTTTCAGGTCCATCAGATGTTCAGACACGACGGCGATGAGTTGGTACCAGTCGATGAATTCAAACCAGGCGAACACGGACACGTCGATTACTACTTTGGGGGTCAACTGTATACTCACATCGGACATTGGCCCATTCAGAACATCGTCCCTCGCTTTTCAGTTCCGGTACACAGTGCAATTTTCATCAACGACGAAGACCGGAAACCCACAGTCTGCACGGAGACTGTCAGGCGCCACTCAGGCCCGACGCAGTCACCAGTGTCGTTTGACGTGTATGCCCCTCGGCCCCATTTCACAGTTTCATTCTCAGGAGGGTTCAGAATCTCCGTGGGAATCAAATGGATCCTTGTGAAAAAAGTGGCCGGTACGGTTCGTATTCAGAACGTCCTCGGTCAGATGACACGACTGGATGTCTAAGTCCAAGTCGCGAAGCGACTTGTCCGAGAAATCCGTCACTCCACTTTCGGTGCCAGGTAAAACTTGAGTTCACCGAGGTTTGCAACCGTGTACCGGAACACGATGGGCATGTTATCGTCGTCGTCATGCTGCATCAGCTGGACACTCGAGCACAGGCTCGTCGCCCTGGTGAACATGTTGATGTACTTGAGCGAAAACACATTCCCGAGCGCCTTGTCCTTCCCGGGCTCGACACACTCGATGACAGTCTTTTGGTTTGCAAAGCCACCCTCACACTCGAGCTCGAGGGTATTCTTCTTGCGCGTGATTCGAATATCCTGAGCCAGGTTGTTCATGTCACGTGTCACGCGCTGGAAATCGACACTCGGGATAGTTGTCAGAACGTTCATCTCAATCTCAGGCACAGAAAGTTCATCGTCATTGATGTCCAGGAGTTTGAAATCGAACGACGTCGACGACTTTTTCGCTGCATTCTCAATGTGAATGTGCAGAAGGTACGAATCGTCAATAGACATGCTCAGTGTATCCGTGTTGGTCACAGACTTGAGCAGCTTGTACGTGTTTGACACATTGAGTCCAGCTGTGTGCTCACCCTCGCAATGGTACTCTTCAAAGTTTTCAGCAGGCATGACCAGGTGGACGAGCGTCACGCGCGCCGTATCAAGCGTGACAACCATGAGACCCTCTGGGCGGAACACGAGGTTAACATCGTTGATGATATCCTTGAGCACCTCAAAGACGGTGCGAAAGGCACTCGCCTGAATCGTCTTGAGACGAACCATACCCAGTGAACGCAGGCTCACTTTATACCCTTCTGGTATGCATCTGAAACCTTTCTATTCACCTTTTCTTCGAGCTCACGAGTCATCGGAGGTGCCAGCGGCATGTTGAAATGTTCAATATCGAAATAGTCACCAGCGTCATTATCGTGTGTGTCGTCGAGCATTGCTCCTGAGAGAACAGACTGGTCAAACTCCTCGACACGCTCCTCTGGTTTCATCGACTCGATCCATTTGCGAACGTCGTTTCCGACGAGCAGCTGACCGTCGTTCGTCACTAGAGTGGGCACGCGTGTAATCTGTCTCGACGGGACTCCCTGAGTCGACACGTTATGGAACCGGATCATGTGGATAAGCGCTGGGTTTTCCCGAATCTCCTGAATCACCTGGGAACAATATGGACACTTGTCGCTGTAGACCAGAGTGGCCATCCTAGTATTGGATAACTTTTTGTACCCAGGAAGGCGACGCGGCCTTTTTTCTCGCCTGATAGTAATATGAAGGACATTGTCGTATTTCTCCTTCTGGCAATTTTGGGATTTTTGCTGTGGAACCGCGGCGTCCTCGCACGTGGTGAGGGGTTCGTGAACGTCAGCGACCAGAAGCCGGTGAGCCCCGCGACGATCCAGACCATCATCAACGCCATTCAGGCGAAGAATCCCGACGTGTACCCGGTCCAGACAATCTACATCAACTCAATGCAGGGTGACCAGGGTTCGGCGATGTATGATGCCCGTATCATGTTCGTCAACACACGTGGCTACTTTGGTGTCCAGTACGACATCAAGGCGGACGGTGACGGTAACATCCTGGAAATGTCTGAACAGCCCCAGCCCGGCATCGGTACGGCTGATGTTTTCGAACCCTTCGGTCCCAGCGATTCGTACACCACGTTCGAGGACACCCAGGTTGTCCTGGACAAACAGTTTGCGGATCTGAAGACTCAGGTGCCAGGTTACCAGGGCAAGCTCGACATTTGGCTGGAGCAGATGCGTCAGTCGGAGAGAAACAACGCCGATGCTGCGGCACGGAACGGAACCGTTGTTTCTATGCGCTAATTAGGAATGATATCAGCACAAAATCTTGCTGAGCGAGAGCACAAGAGGCTCGAGGTTCGCAAGGCGACCTACAAAGCAATTCTCGAACAGCTCTGTCGCAAAATCAAATCTGCGTCAGAACTTGGAGAACGTTCACTGTTTGTGACAATTCCACCATTTACAATCGGGTACCCTGCGTACGAGATTGAAACCACAACCGTGTACATTCAACGTCAACTGGGTCGCCTGGGCTACAAGGTGATCAAAGTGGCGCAGGGGACGCTGGGTATCAGCTGGGGTGACACGAAACCCAAGGGACCTGTGGTCATCGACCACTCTGTTGAAGAAGAATCGACTCGGAGTATTTCACTCCCGTCGCTCGCCAATTTACAGAAAACAGCTGCGAAATTGCGTGGAAAAAAATAAACCCGCTAACATCAATGGACTCGACAGCTATCCTGGTCGAGGCGGAACGTAAATTTATGATCAAGCTGTGCAACGCCATGACCCCTGTCATGATTGATGCTTTCTACGACATGTACAAGAAGGCGGTCGAGGTGTCAAAGGGACGTCAGACGCTCATTCACTACCAGACGCTGCTCCAGGAGGTGCCTCACTGGAACAACACGATCGTGAAGCAGCACGCGGACGCCATCATCAAGTCCTGCTCAATGTTTCCCAACCTGCTCGCCGCTGTGTTTGTCATTTCAGTCAAGATCATGTCCGCGGTGCGCATTTCATCCGACTCGAAGAAGATCAATATCAAGCTACCGTCCAACGACGTGTTTGTGCATTCGTGCTACATCGCCGCCGCCAAGGGTCTATACGAGGATCCGTACGTCGTGGTTGATAAGATGTCTGACCAGGATCGTCGCATCAAGATGGGGGCTCGTTTCAATGAACTGATCAAAGAGGTTATCGATGATTTTATTCCGGTACAGCAGATCCTTGATACGTACATTCCCAACTTTACAGGTGACCTCGACATGGGTGGTGCCAACGAAGACCCAACGGACCCCGCCGATCCAGAGACGGGTGAGGAAGAAGAACCAATCCCGGTTGCAACGCCGTTGCCAGGTACACCGGAGGCTGGAACGCCGGCAGCACCCGAGGAGGCGGGAACACCAGCAATTCCAGAGGAGGCGGGAACGCCGATGCCGGGAACGCCGATGGCACCAGAAGATGTGAAACAGGTGCCCGTCAAGGTTCACCACGAGACGTTGTTCGACGACGCACCCGACAAGTAAACAGTCCAAGGGGTCGCGCAGCGAGCCCTTGTCCGCCGCCCGGGTGGAAATTTTCGTAACATACAGTAGATGAGTGATCACTATTTCCGTGATCCTATGAGCGCTGCTCTGATTGCAGCCGGAGCGACGGTTGCTTACATTCACATTCGTTCGTCGCTGAACAACGAAAAGGCGATGCCCAACTCGGCGTATTTCAAGCCGGCATTCCTCGTCGGTTTGCTCGTGTACATCATCGTCCACCAAGGGAACGGACACCAAGAGACTATTTCAACCACGCCGTTCAGGGCCTGAGTCCAACAGGTTTGGAACTTAAAGTATTCAGTACACAATTCATCAATGGCGACCACCACCAACGCTTTCAACGACATGATGCAGCAGTTTCTTGACGAGCTTGTTCTCACGTTTCCCAATGAGAAGAAGCTGGTAAAGTACCAGAACACGTTTGTCCTTCTGCGCAAGGCGAACCAGAAGAAGCCTCTGAAGGAGTTTATGGAGACGGTTGGTCCTTTTGCGAACCACCTGATGCAGAAGGATGAGGAGTTTTTCCAGACGCACGCGGCAGAGGTGCCTTTTCTGAACGACCTGGACATTCCTCGTCTGTGGAACTCCGAACTGTCCGAGACGACGAAGAATGCCATCTGGCAGTACCTCCAGACGCTGTACATTCTGGGTACGACCATTACCGCTCTCCCAGCCGAGACGCTGAACATGATCGAGTCTGTGGCACAGAAGTGTGCCAGCCAGCTCCAGGATACGGCAACCGGTCCCGACGGTACCATCGACGAGGCGGCTCTGATGAACAGCATGAATGGTCTGATGTCATCTCTGCTCAAGGGTGGTAAGGGTGGTCCTCTGATTTGAAGTCCACCTCAAACAAAATCTCCACGTAAAATAGAAGATGACGATTGACCTGCGTGAACTCGTTGCAAAAGATCAACTGCTTGAATTTTGGCCCACTGGTCGTCAGACGGCGGAACAGCGAGTTCTCGCAACGACTCGGTTCATCGTGTACGCCGTCGTGCTCACGTACCTGATTCGTCGCGATGCTCGCATCGTTGCACTCGGTGCCCTGGTCATTGCCGCTCTTTATGTACTGTACAGCATGAACATGATCCCAGACGGTACGCGTACAGTGTCGACTGGACCAAAAGTGATGAGTGGTCTGCGCATGCCCACGCGCGACAATCCCATGGCCAATTACCTGCTCGGTGACGATCCGAGCTACGCACAGCAGGCTCCGTGGTACCCGTCGATGAAGGAAGAGGTCCAGAACGAGTGGAAGGCGATCCACCCTTTTGAGCGCAAACGCGATGCCGAACGTAACTTTTACACGACAGCCGTGACGACGTGGCCGAACGACCAGGCGGCGTTCGCCAACGCTGCGTTCGGAAAGCCGTTTGCCCCCATGTGCCGCGATGACCCTTCCAAGTGCAACCCCGACGGTCCATATGCTCGTGGACCCGAGACTGTCCAGCTCCGTGGCGGCAACGGGCGGTAAATTCCAAGTCGCGAAGCGACTTGTCTGTGTCACAGGGTACGACGGACACCGGGCTTCGCCCGGTGGACTAATAAATAATCTCACCTACAATTAATAATGCCGAGCAGTGTACTTCAGCCCGGACTCCTCATGGTTGAGGAGGGAATGTACTTTGGACCCAAAAACACCAACTACGAAGTTATCGTCATGACGGGTGACGCTCTGCGTTCACAGACGACTTCCCGTAACAACAAGTACTACGCCGACAAGCCGTACGACTTCCCAGAACTGTACATTGACAAGCCGGTGAACAAGTTCATGTCATGGGACCCGACGAGCACGTACGCGATGTACCAGTCGATGTCTTACGCGAAGCGTTACCCCACTGACAAGTAGACGGAGCGCCTCTTGGACTCGTGGATAAAAAATAGCATCTAAATAATAGATGGACCCCTTCAGTCTTGCCGCCGTTGTCGGTCTGGTATTTGCCGGAAAGAAACTCAGCGACGCCAAGGAGGATCAGGAGCAGCAGGCAGTGATGCCTTCGATGCCAGACCAGGTTTCAAAGTTTGACCTTATTCAGTACAAGTTTGCTCAGCAGGACCCACCCCTCGATCCGCTGAACCTGGAACCGAACACAGGTCGTGGGTTTTCAGGAGGGTTCCGTCTTCCACCAAAGGAGATTGCACCGAGCTTTGCGGACGTTGTGCCGAACGGATCTCGTTTCCCGTTCGGTCAGCCAGTGTACCAGACGGACGGAAGCCGTGAGCCAGTCACGAACAAAATGAACAACGTAACACCCGCAGACAAGAAATACGTCGGACGCGGTCTCGGTCTGTCACCAGACACACCAGCATCAGGTGGTTTCCAGCAGTTTTTCCGCATTCTGCCCAACAACATGAACGAGGAGCGTCTGACGACTCTGTCGGGTACGTGGGGCGGTCCAGCCAATCCCGTCATCAAGAACGGCGGAACGACGCTGGGCGCCATTTCCCACCCTGCCAAGCTGTCCAAGACGACTGCGAACTATCAGCCTATGCAGACGCGTGGTCAGGGACAGGGTGGTGCCATCACAGCACCGGAAGGTCGCCCGGATTTCCAGAAGACACGCCGGACGACGAACCGCCAGGAGACTGGTTCTCGTCAAGATGGTCTCGAGCTGGGTCCAGGGCAGTACATGGTCGCAGAGGCGTACAACACTGCGTACAACGATCCGATACGCTGGTCGAAGAATCGTGTCAACCCCGACCGTCCCGGCAACGGCGGACGCATGAACGTGCGCGCCGACCCCGTGGGTGCCGTCGGTGCCAACACAAACACGCGCCTCGAGGCGGGTGCGCTCCCAGTTCGCCCAGCCGACGCAAGCCGTGGCTCTCGCTACCTTCCAAACCAGTACGACCGTCTGAACGTATTCAAGGGTCAGAAGGATTTCCGCTCGTCAGCAAACAACCAGGGGTTGGGTTTGGCAAACAACGTGCTCAAGAGTAACCCGTTTGCACACTCATTCAGCGCCAAAGCTGAGACTGGGACTCCGCTCGTTCAGCCTGTTAACTGAAGAAATAAATACACGTCAAACTATATGTTGAGCCGAGACCTTGCGTCTTGGAAAACGCTATGGGATATATTTGTTTCTGACGTGGAATTTCGAAAATATTACGCGAACGTGAAGGGTGATTATCGAATTACACCGGGAACGAAGAAACCTATTCAACATCCAACTGGAACTCTTGTGCTTCCAGGGGAACGTTCGAGTGGCGAGGACCACTTTGTAACATACAACATGACACCTCAACGTATCACTGTGTTTGATCCATCGGACACGTCTGGTACATATGGAAGTTATTTGAATGAGACGGCACGAAAGAAAATTGCTACACTTGCAAAGAAACCGTTATATGTAAGTAGTCGTCATCCCCAGTGTCACTCAGGTGATACGTTTTGTCAAACGTGGTCCCTCGCATGGCTTCGGAGAAACCTTCACGCCTATATCAATGAAAGCCGAACACCGAATTCGAGTATCGCTCCGATTACAGCACTCGTGAAAACAATCGCACATAGTAACAAGTTCAAAAAGTATATGATGTCGAACAAGCTGCAGTTTCAGCCTATTATCAACAGAGAACGTCGGAAGAAGCATCTTGAACCCATGTCGGTTGAAGAATTCATAGACATGTCAGGTCACATAACGCAAGCACAAATCGGAGACATTTTGGGGAAACATAAAAGTTGAGTATAATAAATGCAAATCTGGAAGTGGCTTCTTTTGCTCGGACTTTTGTTTTTGATTACATATGAACCATCACGGGGTGGGGGAAAGTTGATGAATTTTTTTACGAACGACTCAGTAGGAGGGAATGACTTCCCCGCAAGAGCAGCCATGTCGGGAGAGGCACAAAAGTATAGCGATTCCAGTGACGACGATCAATAATAAGCAGTATATGCTTATTGTACATGACCGCCGGTACCAGGAGTGGACGTTCGTCACAGGAGGGTGTCGACGTCGCGAGGTTATCAATCCCTTACGATGTGCCGTTCGGGAACTCGAGGAGGAGACTCGAGGCACAATCAACCTGAAAAGAGGTGCCTACTCCTATTTCCAATTTGCAACCAAGTACAAAGGTCCAGGAGATTCTGAAGCTGACATTGAGGATGATGTCACCAGCATTTACCACGTCTACGTAATCGATTTGCCTATGACGGCTAATGAACACACGTATATCGTTCGGCGATTCAACGAGGAGAAATCCAAGATGGAGAATCGCCAAACGTATTTTCGCAAAAACTACGACGAAAACGACAAGGTGGAATTTGACACGCTCGAAGGAATCACAGCCCGTGACAACCTCTGGGACATGATACGCACACATGTCATCACAAACCCGGATTTTCACACGGCTCTTTCCTCGACCCAACGTACAAACTTTTATTTCAGGAGTTGAAAGGTCAGTGCCTTTCAGCGTCAGAATACACGTGTGAAAATATTGACATTCATCAGAACATGACAAAGTCAAAGCGTATGTTTGCCGAGATGCTCGTCCAGGCGCGAGGACACGGTGACGCCGACGAGATGGCAAAGACAATGTCTCTCGTCGATATCATCTATGAAATCAAAAAGGAGGAGTTGAAGAAGGAGTCTCCGTCGAAGGAGTCCCCGCCTCCGCCCGTTGTTGAGGAGGAGAAGAAGGAGCCGGAGCCCGTTGAGGAGCCGGAGCCCGTCGTCGTCATGAAAATCAAAGACTTTTGGAGCCGCTTGACGCACGATTCGGACACAGAATAATTTTGTAATTTTATAGTATGGCGAGTCATAATAGGAATTTGAGAAACTTGACGCGTTTGATGAATCTCCGTAATGGTTTGGTAAGACGACTTCAGAACAACTACAACACACTGAGTCACACACAACGAACGAATTTGAGCACCAGAATAGCCAATGGCGAAACGGCAATAAGACAAAAGTCTGTGCAAATAGCTCGGACTCACGGACTTCGAATAAACACAGGGAAATCTCTTAACAGAATAACTACAAGGCTGTTGACACAGCTCATTATGCTTCGTGGTGGTTTGTCTAAAAATATAGTGAACGCCAATACATAAAAAAGAACAGGCTCTAATACACTATGGAGAAATGGCTCACAGACAAGGGCCCGGGGACGCACGTCCTCATGGATGGTGGAATCCTTCAAGTTCCGTTTGAACAACTTGACGAATTTTACGTGGATTGTATACATGCAGTACGTCTCGGTAAGAAACTGTACGTGGTGGAGCAAAAGACTGACGTGTTCAAGTTTTTCGTCGATCTCGATTACAAAGGTCCAGAGGCGCTCCCAGATGACGCTGTTCTCAATCTCGTCGAG